AAAGGTACCTAAGGGCGCATAACTGTCTTGCCAGTTCCCACAAGCCAGACATCTGACCACCGGCAAGCCAGACACACACCGACAAGCCAGTGAATGGAAGGAAATTAAAAGGCATCAGTTGGCGCTGATGCCTTGCAGGATGTGTTATCATCCATCGGTAATATATTAGCTGTCACCGAACAATGCCGGATATGTGTTCATTACCGGATCTTTATAAGTATAGAATTCCCAGACATCCAGATCCTGCCATCCGCTGAATGTTCCGAATGGCAGAGCTCTTGCCGCGAGCCTAAGAATGTTGTTAGATCCTCTGTAAATCTTGAAAGACATCAGTGCAGTTGTGAATGATCCTGTCGCGCTGCTTTTCACATATACGAAGCACTTGAACGTGTAGAAGTCTCCATCGTCGCCCATGATCGTACATCTGTCTATTGTAGCGATATCAGTGTAGTCACTTCCTGAGATGGTTATGTTTGATCCTGTGACAGTCAACCGCAGATTATAAAGAAGACTTGATACGATCGAATTATGACAGGTGGAATACAGTCTGGCATTTGTGTTAAATGTGAAAGCGCCGGCTGGTGTAAGTCTTCCGGTAACAAGTCCGGAGTAATAGCTGCAGTTGCCGAATACAACATATGAAGACAGGCAGCTTGCGATCTGCGCCAATCCTGCTGATGTTGGATGGATTCCATCGTTTTCAATCAGATGCGTTGTTCTGATGATCGCCTCGGAATTGGCAACATATGAAGCGCCATGCAGTCCGCTGACATGCTGATATCTTCTGAAGACTCTTGGAAACTGCGCGTTTCTGTCATATAGTGTGCTTCTTCCGATGAAAGCAATGTGTATACGTGCATTCGGACAGACTGTTTTAGCATATTCAATGAATGAAGTGATGCCGGCGTCAATGTTGGCAGTTGTCTGTTCCCATTCGTTATAGCCGCCGCCTACTAATATATCTGTGATCGTCTCAGGATCAGAAACAGATGCGATATTCTGGCTTAATACATAATTGAAGTTAAGACTTCCGGATTTTCCGAATGCTGTGCCACCGATCGCGAAGCTGTACGAATCAGTCAGACCGGTGTTAGTAATGATCCGGCGTCCCCATCCGGCGCCTGATCCATCTGTCCGATCATCAACATTATAAGAATCACCCACGAAGATCCATCTGCCTAAAGGTCTGTCGACATATTCCTTCAGCGCTGCGATCTGGTCACGCGCTTCGGCGTCCTTAATATCATATCCATTAATATTTTTTACGTATGCCATTCTATGCCTCCGTGACAATGATATCCAGTCTTTCATCTGCTGCGGTGTATATTACGCCGACATTATAAGAGCCGTCCCTAATTGCCTGATTTATTACTTCAATGGTTGTGCTTTCAATATTGTCCTTCATATAGGCCTCAGCTTCATCAATCTGATCCTGCATCTGATCAATGGTTCCGCTGAATGATTTGACAGTGCTGATAAGCCAGTCCAGATTCAGTTCGTGGAAATTACTATAAGGAAATTTATGTAAGAATCCAAGCATGCTGTACCTCCATTAGTAAGCGATAAAAATGACGTATGACTGATTTACAATAAATGTTTTAGTTGATGCGGCTGCCTGGACAAGTAATGATTTTCTATCTTCTGAGATAGCAAATTTAAATCCCATTCCGGATATATTTGCTGTTAATGTATTGGTGCTTATATTTCCCATTACAAGACCGTGAGAGTTTCCATTGTTTTCATTACTGAATGCGATGATGTTATTTTCCTGATATCCTCCATATAAACCATATCCGACAACATGGAATACTTCCGGAAGTGCTTCATCAAGTGCGATTGTGAGAATATCCGTAACTGTTGCCCTGACTGTTTTGACAATCCAATGCAGTCCTCCGCCGCCTGTTTCAATCGGTTCGCCATTGAAAAACAGATCATAGTCTTCCGCAGTGTGATTCGGATCTGAAATATTTGCGCTGAATTCTTTAGACATGTTTACCTCCATTAATATATAAGTAAGCAGAAACGCTGCTTGAAGTCTTCAATAATGTATCTGTATATGTTCAGTTTCGGACGCGTGTCCAGTTCAGCATCCAACATTTGCTGTGTCATGGTCACGCCGATATTGCCGCCTCTTGTCTTTTCGCGGATGATCGTGCCGGTATCGCTGCCGGTGCTGTCACTGGTTCCGGTGCTGTCGGTCTGATCGCTGGTTCGCAGCGTATCAGAGTTATAGCCGGTAACTTTGCCGGTTTCGGTTCCGGATCTTTTAACTGATCCGGCTGCATGAAGATCATGCGTTTCCACTTCTTTTTCTGATCCATCCACGTTCCAAATTGGGTTATATTCCAGATCAAACGCTTCAGCCAGACGCTGCCAGACCTTCAGCTGCATTCTGGACCATCTTCCTGCCATTTCCTTAATTACATCCGGATCCGGATATATGACTTCCATGTCTGCCAGTTCGATAATAAGATTGTCAATCAGAAGCTGCTTATTAACTTCATCCGGCAGAACCAGATCATCAAACAGATCATTCCGATACCGGTACAGTCCCAGTATTGTCAGTACTGCCATAATCTTCCTCCCATCTGAGTCTTACGGATATATCAGTTCCGAAGATCCTGTTTGTTTCTTCCAGACCTTCCTTAATACAGCCAAGCCAGATCTGACACTTGGCGCGTGTTTCCGTATTATTACTGTTTACTTCGTCTTTTGTAAGTCTTTCCTTCTTGTCTGTATGGACAGAAGGAATACCGATATCTGTATCGAACATCAGCTTCCACTTCCGCATATCTTCAAGTATATCGCCGGCAATATATGTCTGTTTCAGATTCTGGTTGAAAAGTACGTATTTCGGATTGCCATCCTTATCAAATAGCTTCTGATCAACATATGCTGCAGGATTGCCGGCAAGTATCTGATCCATCATCTTCTTCCATGTCTCAGCTTCCTGCCGGTTCGATGACATGAAGAGATATGCCAGTTTTGTATTCTGCAAATTAATGCCGGCGCTTTCCGCTGACAGTGCCAGCATATCAGAATAAAAGCTGATCATATTCATTATGCCGCAGTAGTTGGGCTGCAGCTTTATCAGGCTGCAGTTTGATCCGATCTGAAGATCATACTGCTTTTCAAATACCGGATTTGTAAACATCGCGCGTACCGGCTGATAGTATACGCCGCGTCCGTATGCTCTGCAGATCTGAGGGATGACGCCATATCTGTCGGTGTTCAGTACACCAACATATCCGGCGATTGCCAAAACATAATTGAAGAAGTCCAGATTCCAATTATCCGGAATTCCATCATATTCAAAAATCGAAAACAGATCTAATAATAGGTAATGTTCAAAGTATGACTTCAGCGCGCTGTTAGTATGCACCGTGCTTGGATCAATATGACCATTAATATTATTAATATCTGCCCATGATACTGGATCAAACATTATTATAACCTCCGCCGGCGTAATACCGGTTTAGACATCCACCATTTAAACTTTCCGGATATGATTATCGGGCTTCCGGTCCAGTCCACAAATTCCATGCCATGAAGATTAATAATATCTTCATCGCCGGTTAAGTAGTAGACAAGATACGGTTCTTCCGATTCTGATAATGCATAACACAGGTTTCCGCCTGCACAATAATAACCGTATGAAACGATATTATCATCTGCTTTTAAACTTGCATCAATATGTACATGGTCGCCGGTAGCCATTCCTGATTGTCCGGTATAATACAGCAATTCGCCTTGGTTTACGTGTCCGGTCTGCGGCGGATATGAATTACAATGCAGGAATCTGCTTGTTACGTATGACAGACCGGAAGGCGTCCACACTTCCGCGTCTGACACAAAGTTTATTGCATATCCGCCTGCCTGACTTCCGACACTGGTAACAGTTCCGGAATACGGCGCATATACAGGATAGTTATTTGACGGACCTACCCAGTCGGTAGCGTGTCCGCAGCAGTGTGAATAGCTGTCCGGCGCTGATACCTGAGTACATGCCATGTAATCCAAGGGGAATAAGCATACTTCATGTCCCTGATATGTTGCTGTCTGTCCTGCTAACATTGTGCTAACTTCTTCCGGACTGCTTCCAGCCGCCGCGGATCCTTTCCGTATTTAAGATATATCATACACAATTCGATAAATTCGGATCTTGATCCGGTAAAACTGTATGGAATAAGTTCTTCCGGATCGCCTCCGGCTTCAATCTTGCGGATCAGATCGCTGAAGCACTTATTCATAGTAAAACCCGCCTTCCAAGAATGATCTTATTTCAGACAGTTCCGCGTCCGTTGCCGGCGCTGATATATCGCCATCCAGTACAGTCATGAAGCCGCCAAGCGCCGCCGGTGTTCTTACTTTGCATAATGGTCTTCCATTATGTGCCAGATCTTCATCAGCGATTGTAAAGAATTGACCATATAAAGCAGGATTGCCATATAGCCCGCTGAAGCCGCCATTGCCTCCGGTTGATTGTACCCTTGGTATCATAGCCCTTGTGGCGCTTTCAATTCCAGACGCGGCGCCGGATACGGCACCTGCCCAGTTTCCAAAGATAGCATTCTGAACACCTTCCGCAACACTTGAAACTGTTGTAGTTGCGGCGCTTAAATAGTCGCGTGTTACTTGCGACAGATTAATAGGAACACCTACCTGCGCTTCCAGCTTATTAAGCAGCGAATTACCGGCGTATACATATAATGTTCCGATTCCGGTAATATAGTCCAGGCAGATCCGACACGTAACAGATGTGACATTCTTCAGCGCTGTGCTGTCCAGCTGAATCACGCCGAAAGGCGGAACATTCAGCCAGTAGTTGCTGTAAGGTGAAGTATTTAAATATTCGCCTCTGGATGCCTGCGGATGCTTCGGCACTGTTAAACTTACTGTATATGTATTATATCCCTGTGCCATGCTTACATTAGTATTCGGAACTACCGGAATATTCCAATCCCATACATAAAGACCAAGCTGTGAAGTCCCCACTATTTCTGCCTCTGAAATAGGCAGCCATATGCACGTCTTAATATACTGCAGCGGGTCTGCCAAAGACTTCTGTAAAGGCAGCGATGCGTCTTTAATATCAAATCCGGAATTTTCAAGTAATGTATCATCAAGCAGCGCGGTGCATAGTGTTGAAAATCCGCCGCTTGATATCGCTTTATATGCGATGCATCCGACCGTTGCATTCTTTGATACAATTCCGCAGATAAATACGCCTCCGCTTATGCCGCCGTCTGAACCGCTGAATGGATTGGTTCCGGAATTGACGGTCAGACTGCTGTCTGCTTTAGACGGATAATATGTATCAAATATGTTTCCATCTGATTCAGCGCTGGATCTGAGTACATACAGCGATGTGCCGCCTATGGTATCACGCCAAGATGCTAAAGAATCGCATCTCAGTTTCAGATTCCATACTGGTCCCATGTTGATCATTTCACTGATCCAGTAATACCGGTCAAAGTCAGGAATGTATGCATAGTTGTAATCAGAGAAAGAAGCGGCGCCGCCGAAATCAATAATAAGATCCGGATTTAATACGCCGCTTTCTGCTTTGATCGTACACGGAAAAGAAGTACCGCCTGACGGTCTGGCAGTGCTGTTATTTCTTTTGGAAAATTTAAACAGTCTTACAGTAAACGCCATTCGGTACCTCCATCTTAGTCAAGTTTCAGGACTACAAACTTTTCAGTCAGATCATTACAATAGCGGCTGTTTGCGGACAGGAACGTATTGTAATATCTGCCCCTTGCATTATATGGCGTATTCATGACTTCGCGGTCAATGTTGGATACTACTACAGCATCGCGGTCAAACATTACGCCGAAAATATCATTGATTACCTGTGCTGTACCTGTCTTGACCTGACCGGTACCGTCAATGTAAACCGGCGTTGCGCTGATGCTGTTCGGATTGTCAATCGCCTGCCAGAAGTCAACCGCCTCAACGTCCACAAATTTCAGATCTTCATTGTGGAATGCTTCCGGAAGCACTGTCGTCTGAATGATATCCAGAGCGTCAGCACTGAAGTAGTGCTTCTGATCCCTATACGGCGTATGCCTTGTGATAGGTTTGCCGGTGATAGGATGCTGGAATTTTACGCTTCTGGCTGTCATCTGTCTGCTGATCGTGTTGATCCTTGCCTTGGTCCATTCGAAGAATCCCTTCACATTTGCCGGCTGGTAAATGCTCTGAGCTGTGAGGCTCAGACCGGTGGCGGCATTGTATTCGGTCAGAAGATGGATAACATCTTCATTAAGCTGGACTTTCGCTGCGATCATATTTGCCAGAGCCATACGCCGCAGATTCTCATTATACTGCTCCCATTTGTTCGCCATTTCCTGCGCCTGAAGAGCTACGAAGCTGCCAAGCTCTTCCGGACCTTTGAAAGCGTTAAGAAGCTGGACACGGTAAATCGTATACCAGTCCTGATATACGTCAGATCCATAGTATCTGGTTTCAAGTACATTGGACTTCTTTCTTTCATACATGTCCACCGATGTACCATCAGTCAGATCATGATAAACCTTGTCCTCTTCCAGATCATTATCCGCGATAGTGATCTTCCGGATGATGCCTCCCCATCTTACAGAATCTGCTTCAAGTCCACCGAACTTAGCATTGTAAGGGCGGCTGCTGAAAATCGTTTTTCCGATGGTATTCATCAGCGCTGAATATACGACATCTGTTCCAGCCGCAAGCGTGCTGTTTGCCATTGAAACGAATTCTGATAAGTTAGTCGGCGCGATGGCCTGCCTTCCGGTAGCCTGCGTATGCAGCGAATTAAGCAGCTGATATACGTCTTCAATCGCCATTGCATTTACACTCATTTGTGTTTACCTCCATAAATAACATTTGCGATGATATCTTCATCAGTCCGTACAGTTTCCCTTCCGGCTGAATCGTCAGTAAGAATATTCTGTTTGTGAACCGCAGCGGCGAGATCTTTAACAGCTTGCTGCAGCTGTTTGATGTATGAGTCAGTAATAACAGCAGGTTCCGCATTCAATGGCATCCCAGAGGGTACTTTTGTATTTTCGTCAGCAGCATCCGCCGCCGCCGGTTCCGGTTCCGGTTCTTCCGGCTCCGGTTCAGCCGGTGCCGGTTCTTCCGCAGGATCCAGAAGATTAGTGATGTCATCTTTGGTATATCCTGCATCAATTAATTTAAATAGTTCTTCCTTAGTAATGTTTTTCATTTGCCGCCTCCATAAAGTAAATTAACTGTGTTTTGAACGTCTTCATAAATAGGACCAAGCGCTTTCCGGCGCTCTTCGCCGGTTCCGAATTCTCCGGACATTACCCTGTTCGCCAGTTCGTTAAGCAGTGCCTCGTACTTGCTGACCTTGACCGGCTGCTGACCTGTCTGATATGTCTTCAGATCAACATAACAGACATTACCATCCAGATTAGCGCCGCCAAGCTGATCCGTGTACTGCATCATTGTGCCAAGATTCTGCGTATTCTTTGCATGGTTCCACCATGCTACCCATCTGTCAAAACGGTCCAGACGCTTATCCAGATAATCAAGCCACGATTTGCTGCAGTATATGCCGGTATAGTATCCTGCTTTTTCTACTTTGTCGCACCAAGTATATGCGATATCTGACAGATTCTTTTCCGTCTTCCTCCATCCATGGTTAGCTTTCCAAGTACTGTCCTCCAGATCGAACCAGACGCCGCAGTCTATCCTAATCGAATATACAAGATCCAGAAAGTAATCAGCTTCTTCAGATGCCTGATCCGGCGTCAATGCCTCGCTGAACCAATACACGCCGTATGGAATTCCAAGCCGCTGGCATTCTTTTACATTGCGCATAAACTTTTCATCAGTATGCCGGATGCCATATCCGGCGCGGATGATGACAAATTGCGGCTTATATTTCTGGAAGTCGATATTTCCGTTATGTTCTGAAACGTCAATTCCGTATTTCATCGCCGCCTCCGGAAACATGCATAAGATCATTTATCAGCTGCTTCAGTTCCTTCAAAACAATAGTATTTGCGGCAATCGTATCTTTCAGTTGATTCATTTCTTCATGATGATTTTCATTTTCCTTCATCAGAAGATAAGTCAGAAGCAGAGTGCATACGATTGGAAATCCGACTGTACTGATCGCGGTTACAAGTTCATCCATATAAAACCTCCAGCATGATCCAGAATATACTTACGTATATCAGAATCGGAAATATAAACTTTATAAAATCCCTCATATGATAAAAGCAGGCTTATTGAATCTCCAGAAATTCAGATACACCGGTTCCGCCGGTCTGGATATGTACCCGCCTGCTATCCTTAATATATATGATTTGTACTATTTGTGCAATTTGTTAATTTTGGGAAAAGTATTTTTCAAACAGTGAAACAGCCCTGTAGTTTTCAAATCTGATAAAGCCGTCAAGATAATCACAGTATAAGTTCCATTCTTCACGCCTGAGGCGCTTCAGATCGTTGGCTGAAGTCGTATAAATGTTCCGTGTCTGCCCTCTGGTAAAAGTTATATAAAATTCGTCATTTGATTTATGCTCATATACATAAAGATCACCTATCTGCATGACACAAAAATATTCTTTGACTGATCTTTTCTTAACATAAGAAAAATCATTCAGAATAAACTTATTACTGATCGCCATATCCTTAAACTGATCACTGCCTGCCTGATACAGCGCTGTTTCCTTTTTCTTTTCGGATATAGGTGAATGCTGCATAATGATAAGCAGTTTATTGCCCAGACGCGCATATTCTTCGCCGCTGGACAGTAATCTTTCAGCATCAGATATTAAATCAAATTCAATAAAGACATCGTTTGCGATATTCAAACTGTTTGATAAACCTATAAATTTAACAGCGCTCTGACCTTCAAGCTCGCGGTTTCTGTTTACTGTTTCATACAGATTCTGCAAAGCAAGTCCTTCCAGTTTGATCTTATGCGCGTGCGCCTCAGGTATCATTTCATCATAGACAATATACTTGACGTGACTGAAGTCCACGCCTCTGATCGTGCTGAATGTTGACAGTCCGCAGCAGTATATACGGCAGTATTCGATCTGTGGATTAAATACACTGCAGACGCCGACTTTCTTTCCGATCTTGGAAAAACGGCAGTCCAAATTAAGTTCATTTATGATCTTCGTCAGACTTGAAAGCTCCGGAACGCGCTGCATGTCCGCCTCATCCTGTGTCCGTCTCAGATAAATGAAGTCATGCATATTCTCAATTAAATATTTCAGTGTTCCGTATGTCTTGCCGGTTCCTCTGGCGCCGGTGCAAAATATAAAATCTTCCGGCTGGCTGATTACTTCAGCCGCGTCAAACCATCCATCTTTCTGATATAGTCTCATTTCCGCCTCCATATTAATAAGGACCGGCGCCGCCGCCGGTCCATGCATCAGCGCCGAAGCGCTTACTTAATGTCTACCCATTCAACGCCGGTATACTGATTTCCGTCTTTACCGGTATAGTCGCGCCGCTTAAGTCCCACCGCACCGGACTTGATCGCGTTGACGTCTTCATCATCATTCAGGATGCTGATAATATCGTCTGCCATATGCTTCGGCAAATTTACGAAGCAGTCAGACAGGATAGCCGCCGGTGAATCACCGTATTTTGTTTTGAAGCATACGACACCATGCACCGGATAAACCTTATCATTTTCCAGTTCTCTGACTTTCTTAAACTGAAAATCAGAAGTGTCGATATTGAATCTTGATCCTTTGTTTCTTTTGTTTGCAAATGACATAATTACCTCCATTTAAATATATTAATGTCTTCTTATATAAGGCAGCCGGCAGGCGGCGGTATATACCGGCTGCAGAAATATTATAGCTTATCTTTCATAATGAAGAGAATAACGAATATCCGTATTTGCCAAGAAGTTTATCAATGCCTTGTATTCATATGTAATACCTAATGTATAAGTACTTGGCACCAGCGCCACATTGCTTGTGATCTTCAGCCGGTGCGGACCGTCAATGATGTCCGGCACCTGCGGAAAATCGTTATATACGGCTTCCAGTCCGCCGGCTTTCCGGAAAACAAATCCTTCCTTGAAGTTCTCCAGCTTTTCCAATTCTTCCGCTCCGGTCTTTTTATTGACGCCGGACACGGTGACATGCAGCTGACCGGATTCATCTTCATATGCATACTTCTTTGCGCCCATCGTGATAAATCTTTGATAGTACCCATCCGGTTCAAAGATCCCTAAATAGTGACGCTTTCCTGCTGGATCAACTGCTGAGAATTCTTTATGTCTGAACTTCCTGTTTAGTTTCTGAAAGATCTGATCCGCGTTTCCCTTAAGTTTGATACTGTCAGTGTCCGCATATATGAAGCGGTCATAATCAATGGCCTGCAGCCCTGCTTCCAGTTTCTGCCGCGCGTATGCTGTACACCAGACGCCAATCTGATACGGCAGCCATCCGGTCCTATGATATTCGTCAATAAGTTCCTGCATGGTTTTGGAATCATCCAATTCGATCAGACCATCCTTATAAACATAGTCCGGCTTGCATGGATTCTGAACCGACATGCCATAAGCAGAGTTAAATTGGTTCTTCGCCTTGCTGTATGCATAATCATCAATTCCTTTTAATTCTGTCTTATCACGATACAGCTGGATCAGCTGTGCGCGGAAGTCATGCGGCAGCTTCTTCTTTTTGCTTACATAAAGATCCAGTATTTCATAGTTGAATTTGTATTCTCCGGTGATTATCTGAAGATCAATTTCAGTTATCCAGACATCCATCAGAGCATCAGCGCCTAATATTCTTCCATTGTCAATTACAGCGCCGGTGATCTTTCCGCATTTTGCTTTAGCCAGATATGGACATCCGAAAGCATCATCAAGCAGCTGAACATCATATAAATTTACATGCAGCAGTGCCGCATAATTATGATCCATATACCAATCCAGTTTATCCGGATCGCCTGTTTCAAATCTGGATGGATAATATTCTGATACCAGGACCGAAGGATAAGACGAAGATATATCATAGCTGTACACGTCTGAAATGATCAGACCGGAAGCATACCTGTTCGCGTGTGTATTTCCGCCTCTGAATGCTTTTCTTAATCCATTGAATACATCCAGATCCGGCAATTCCCAGCGAACCATCCTCCGATATGGCCTCATTATTTCCTTAAAGATCCGCCGGACGTATCCGGTGGAAGTCTTCGGAAGAGTTACCAGTGTATCGCCATCCATCTTCATCTTATTTTCAATCGCTGATACCAGCGCCTTCACATCATAAATGCAATACTTTAATTCCTGATCAGACATATGCGTCCAAGGATAGCGCTTCTTCCGGTAATCATAGCCAGACTGCTTTCTGTATTTTCCGCCGGCAGATATCACGAACTTTTCAAGATTCATATTTGATAACAGGTAGCTGCATCTGAATTCTATGTTTCTGTACGTTGCTGTAAGGACCTTCCGGTTATCCATGGCAAAGACGTCATCAAATTGAATGATACTTTTCATGAACTGGAATTCGTAAGAAAGATTGTGTACGAATATAACCATAGTCAGACCTTCCGGGAGACATTCCGATATCCCTTCGATCATGGCGCGGAATTCCGCCCATGTCCGCCCGATTACCGTATGATCATCGCCAATCTGCATCTGCCAGATGTACATAAATGCCTGCCTGTCTGATTCAATCGTTGTTGTTTCAATATCGAATGCCGAAACAATATCAGCATAGTGCTTCTTCCGCCGCGCGCCTTTGTGTTTCACTTCTTCAAGATCGCGGATGATCCTGAATGGAAACTCATTTACGCTTTCGTAGCTTTCCACGGCTCCGGCTCTTCTTTCGTTTGGGCTTGGATCCGCTTGAGATCTTCGGAAGATTCAGTTTGCGCGCATAGTCTGAAGGATACAGCTTCCTGCCGGACTTGATCGGTTCAGCATTTTCAAGATCCGAAAGATGCTCTTCCCAGTATTCGAAATTCCTTAAAAACTGATCAGGATTCAGTGACAAATTCCGCGCCGCGTCAAACATATCAAACGCCACCTGATAGCCGCCATTCTTCCATATGGAATCATCGGCGTAACGTTCACGCGCTTTCTTCAGGAATTCATCCAGCTTATCTTCTTCTTCCGGCGTCCTGATCTGGACGCCGGTGCCTCTGGATATACTGGCGCGGCGCTTTTCGCGCGCTTTCTCATACTTGGCATATGTTCCTTTTTCAGGATTACGCATAAAGCTGGACATCTGTCTGATATCCTTGATCAGCTGGCTTTTGGTTTTTCCTTTTACGCCGCCGATGTTCATAATATTGTCCGGAACTTTGGAAGAAGCGCCATGCTTAGCATATGTCCTGATACGACTGTCCAGCGTATTCTTCAAAGCTCTGAAGATCTGCTTCGCCTGTGACATGTCTGATCCGCCTGTCTGTGCGGCGCGCTTTAGTGTATAAGGATCCATTTTCAGAAGATCCTTCGCTTTATACTTTTGCATAGCGTCCTCTTATGATCTGACCGGCGCGGCAGTGAAGCGCGTTGTCTTCGTCAATTTCATAAACCAGATAGATATCCGGTGTCCTTAACTTGAAGCAAAGGCGGCTGTATGCCTCCGCCGCCTTGCTGTAGCATTCAAAGTGAAGCATGCAATACTCTGATCCTGATCTTAACACAATCTTATAGGGCATATTCAATCCTCCGCCATACAGATTCCGCGAAAGCCTCAAGCTCCGCGTCTGTCATCGTCTCAAGGAATCCATCGCCGCCCCTTCCAATGCATTCCTTCATATCATCAAGAACATCCTGCCTACTCCATCCGTCTTCCAGTGATACCAGAAGATCCGCATATCCCATGACTGCTTTAGAATATTCCAGATCATTCATTTCATCATAGGTTTTCATATTGCTTCCTCACGCCTCTGACGCCTTTCCAAGCGCTTCATTTCCTTCCGGATCAGCGCTGTAAACAGCGCCTTCGGACTTTCGTAATTATCAAGGAATTCAAGTATATCCTGATCCTTGCTGTAAGACCATTTGACCGTATACGCCTTATAGTTTTCCTTCGTATACTCTGCTTCCTTCTTCCTAATAGCTTTCTTCTGTGCCTTCTTCAGTTTTTCAAAGTCTGACTTTCTCATTTATAACCTCCATCAGTCATCCATTCCGATAACATAAAGCGCCATGATCAGCGCGCCAAGGCATCCGCTTAATGCCATCAATGCCAGCGTACCACTTAAAGGAATCATCTTTTCGTAACCTCCATCTTTTTAACCTTATTAATAAAGTAAAGCATCCAGTAGTCATAACATTCAGAGATATTCATACTTACAGTGAACCGGTCCGGATCTTCTGTATCTTTCATCAGATTGAGATAATCATCATTATTAAGATCCATCATCTGGCAAACCTTATCAGCTGCCGCAGACTTAATTACTTTCTTTTCATATCTTGATAATGGTTTAGTCATAAAGCGATACCACCAGCATTTCTTCCGGCTTCTGAACATCTCCATAAAATCTGTCATGAAGACCGGTATACCAGTAATCTACTTTCCGATCAAGCTGGTACCGGTCCGAAACCAGTGATTCATCAAATGATGCATAACAGCCATCATCAATGATGTACACCGGCAGTTCAGGATCATCAAGACGCCATCCCAATTCATTACAGATCAGGAATCTGAGACTGTCAGGACCATAGTCCAAAAATGCTTTTAAATCCTTCATATATTTTCCTCCATCCAAGATACTATCTTGGAATTACATAATAGCACTGGCTTGCAAGTTCTGTATATAGATCCTGATAATGTTGGCACTTAAGTATCATAAATAATTGCCCAGGCTATGCAATTCCATGACACTTTAGTTTCATGGCATCCCTTCCATTCACTGGCTTGTCGGTGTGTGTCTGGCTTGCCGGTGGTCAGATGTCTGGCTTGTGGGAACTGGCAAGACAGTTATGCGCCCTTAGGTACCTTT